CAACAACAAACGATTTCGTGCAGCGCGTAAGTACGGGTATAGAAGTGGGCTAGAACTTTCCGTCAGTGAAAAGCTGACAGAACTCAAGATAAAATTTATATATGAAGGTATTAAGATTGAGTGGGAAGACCTAGCATACAGAACTTATACACCAGACTTCGTGCTGCACAATGGTATAATTATAGAAACAAAAGGTGTCTTTACTGCCGCTGATAGGCGAAAACATTTGGCTATTAAAAAGCAACATCCGAAACTGGATATACGTTTTGTTTTTGAAAACAGTCGTCGTAAACTAAGAAAAGGAGCAAAATCTTCATACGCAGAATGGTGTCATAAACATGACTTCCGATATTACGATAGGATCATTCCAGAAGATTGGCTGAAGGAGAAGGGGAAAAATAAACATCCAAAGTTTATCGCCTTCACAGGCACAAAAAAGAAAGGAGTGTATCGTGGACGGACCAATAGAAAATGAAGACTTTGTAATTAGAGTACGGCCTACCTTTACAAAACAAGGGGGCTGGACAGGAGATGCGCATGTATCTGTCATAACTTCTTCTGATAATCAGTTGACAGAAGAGGTATATCGTGGTATGGAATTATTTGTTATGATGATCCTCGCCTCTCTTCCTGTTATGGAACAAGACGAATATATTCGTGAACAGCTTTACAAATATGTAGAAGAGAACTCTGAAGATTTCTGGACGGGGGACGATCCTGCTGATGATGAGGACGAGGTTATTATTGAACAAGAAGATGGTAATGTAGTTCGTCTAACATTTACAACAAAAACGAAAGGAGAGGCATGATGACACAGCTAAGACATGAAGAATACATGCGCCAAGCAGCAAAGCAGGCTGACATGGTGAATAGTCCACCACATTACAACAAAGCTGGCATTGAGTGTATTGATGCCCTTCGCGCTGTAACTGGTGATGGATTTGAATACTACTTACAAGGAAATATTCTAAAGTACCTGTGGCGTTATCGCTACAAGAACGGAACAGAAGATTTGAAGAAAGCTCGTTGGTACCTTGACGAACTTATTAAGGAGGTCGAGGGATACTACGATGAGAGTTAAAGTTTATGCTCATCTAATGCTGGACCCCGAAGAGTATCCTATGCCAGCAGATGAGAATCCTACAGAAGAATTAGAAGAAAGTTTAGAAGACTACTTTCACGAGATGGAAGGTGTAGCAGTCAAACATATAAAGGTAACAACGGAGTGAAACGATGAGTAATTATTTGCCAACGGACTATCAAAATTTTATTGCGCTTTCCAGATATGCGAGATGGAAAGAAGACGAGCAACGTCGTGAGACGTGGCCGGAAACAGTATCTCGTTACTTTGATTATATGCATGGCTTTCTGTATAAAAAGCACAACTATGTAATGGATGACATACTTCGTGCTGAACTTGAAGAGGCTGTGCTTAACCAAGACATCATGCCAAGCATGAGAGCATTGATGACTGCCGGTCCCGCGCTTGACCGTTGTCACGTCGGTGGTTACAATTGCTCCTACGTACCAGTGGATAGTCCTCGTGCATTCGATGAGACGATGTATATCCTCATGTGTGGCACTGGTGTAGGCTTCTCTGTGGAGAGACATAATGTAGAGAAGCTACCTATCGTCAACGAAGAGATGAATGAAACCGATACGCTCATCAAAGTTGGCGATTCTCGTCCAGGCTGGGCCAATGCTCTGCGCGAACTTATATCTCTCCTGTACGCAGGGAAAATCCCGAAGTGGGATGTCAGCAAGGTCCGTCCTGCTGGCGCACGTCTAAAGACATTTGGTGGACGTGCTAGTGGCCCAGCCCCGTTGGAGGAGTTGTTTAGATTCTGTATTCAGAAATTTAAGAACGCTGTTGGACGCCGTCTCTCCCCCTTGGAATGTCACGACATCATGTGTAAAATTGGTGAAGTTGTTGTTGTAGGTGGTGTACGACGTAGCGCACTTATAAGTCTGTCTGATCTGAATGATGACCAGATGGCTCATGCTAAGTCTGGTGTATGGTGGGACGAACCTGAGAAAAATATCTACAGAGATGGTCAGCGTTCACTTGCAAACAATAGTGTGGCTTACGACGAGAAACCACAGATGGGTACATTTATGCGTGAGTGGTTGTCACTATACGAAAGTCATTCCGGTGAGCGTGGAATATTTAATCGACAGGCGTCCAAAAAACAGGCAGCTAAGAATGGCCGTCGTGATCCAGAGCATGACTTTGGATGCAACCCGTGTAGTGAAATTATATTGCGCCCATATCAGTTTTGTAATCTGTCTGAGGTTGTTGTACGTGCGTCTGATACACAGCAAAGCCTGAATCAAAAAGTACGTCTGGCTACAATTCTTGGTACATATCAATCTACGTTGACTGACTTTAAATATTTACGTAGCGTATGGAAAAAGAATACAGAGGAAGAGCGTCTGCTTGGCGTGTCATTGACAGGCATTATGGATAATCAACTTATGTCTGGTAAGTCGGCACACTTGGGTAAGAATATTGCTGCAACCCTTGAGGCACTAAAACTCGTGGCTGTGATGACTAACAAAGAAATCGCACGAGATTTGGATATCCCACGGTCCACAGCGATTACATGCGTAAAGCCGTCCGGCACAGTGTCACAACTTGTGGACAGCGCGTCGGGTATCCATGCTCGTCACAATCCATATTACATTCGCACGGTGCGTGGCGACAACAAAGACCCTATCACACAGTTCCTTGTCTCTGAGGGCATTCCTGCAGAACCAGATGTAACAAAGCCAGATAGCACTACTGTATTTAGTTTTCCAATGCAGTCACCTATTGGGGCAGTAACACGATATGATATGTCTGCCATTGAACAACTTGAATTGTGGCTTACCTATCAGCGTCACTGGTGTGAACACAAACCATCTGTCACAATTAGTGTCAAAGACGACGAATGGATGGAAGTAGGGGCGTGGGTGTACGAACACTTTGATGAAGTTTCGGGCATTAGCTTCTTGCCGTTCAGTGACTTCGTGTATCAACAAGCCGTCTATCAAGATATAGACAAAGAAACTTACGAAGACCTCTTGACAAAAATGCCTAAAAATGTTAACTGGGACAAGCTTCGTGAGTTTGAAAAGGAGGACACTACGTCTGGTGGACGAGAGTTGGCTTGCACTGCTGGTGTATGTGAGGTAGTAGACATTGCCGCAGCGTAGCGACAAGCTCGTTTGGAAGCGAGGGGATGGTTGGGTTCAACTCAATCCCCCTCGTCACCACCCATGTTACGAAGAATGGATGAAACGAAAGGAGAAAGAGAATGAAACAACAGATGATTCAAGCCTTAAAAAATCATGCCGTGGCTAACATCCACCTGCATAAAACAAATATAGACGTATACTTTGCTAATCCAGCAGGTATTGGAGAACACTCTGACATTATGGAAGCTATACAAGCTGAACTAGATAAGATAGCAGTGCATGAAGATCGACTCGCCATTCTACGACACTGGCCTGAAGACACAGAAAATGGGTAATTACAATGGACTTAGAACAAGAAGCTAAAACATGGATGAAGGAGAAATATATGTATGGTATAACAGGTACGGCATATCAAATAGCAGCTTGTGATACGGCCATCTTCCCAAAGAACAAGGCTATGGAGTACCTTACTCTTGGCCTCACTGGAGAAGCAGGAGAAATAGCAAACAAGGTAAAAAAGTTTATACGCGATGGCGCACCACCTGATGAGTACGAGGCGAGAAAAATTCAGATTGCGTATGAGATTGGAGATGTGATGTGGTACTGCGCTGTTCTTGCTGAAGAACTTGGCATGGACCTTGGTCACATCATGGAGAAGAACTTGGAAAAACTAGCTGATAGGAAGAAACGTGGAACGCTGGCAGGATCGGGTGACAACAGGTGAACGCTTGAAGACCGTCGATAAAGTAACACCCTATAAGGATATCACGTGGTATATCAAGTGGATTGCCAGCATGTTTCTTTTGTCTGCTTTTGCCATTAGGGCTATGGATTATTCTAATCTATTAGACTTGACATTTAGCTTTATAGGCGTATCTCTTTGGGGGTGGGTTGGCTTTTTGTGGAATGATAGAGCCATTTTATTGTTGAATGTAGTTGGGGCCACGATCTTAGCTGCAGGTATAATTGACAAAATTTAAATGAAAGGAGGGCGGTAGTGGATGAGGAGGAGATTACTTGTAGAGATTGTAATATAACAAAACCAGTTAGTGAATTTAGATTGTATAGAAGAGCAACAGGAGATAAAAATAGTCGGAACACTTCGTGCAACTCTTGTCAACGAGAACACGAAAGAGTAGTAGCAGAACTAAAAAAGAATGCCCCTCCAAAACCCACGTGTTGTGATCTCTGTGGTAAAGAGCGCAAGCTAGTCTTTGACCACTGCCACGAAACAAAAGTGTTTAGGGGTTGGTTGTGCAATCCTTGTAACCTTGGATTGGGAAATCTTGGTGACAATATTGAAAGTGTAGAAAAAGCACTAGCATATATGAAAGGAGAAAAGTATGAACCAAAGATTAGCAGACGATTTTCGTCGTGGATACGAGGCGTTTTCTCGCGTTGAAGAGAAAAAAAGTAAACGCTTTGGTGTGTGCTACCATCAGGTAGCAAACCCTATGCGAAAAAATACCACGTCTGCCAAAGAATGGCAGCGTGGCTGGAATCAGGCATATGTGGAAAATCTTAAAACTTCTTAGGTGGTTTCCCATTGCCGTGATATGCGCATACATACTTTATATAATGGGAGTGGCGGGGATTCATACTATATGTGATTGTATGCGCTAACGGTTTCTTCGCCTCTCGCGTTCTTTATATTGACGAAGCAAGTTAAGTGCAGTAGTAAAATCTTTCTTTTCGTTTAAGTCTAGTCCGTTGCGCTCATATAATGTTTTAGCAAAGGCTTGTTCCTCTCTACTTAAACGGAAGAAAAGGGCTTTGCCCACACGATCTAAATCTTTTTTCGTTGCATACTTATCCATGTTAAGGACTCGATTGTTTGCTTCTGCACGAAAATGATTTATTTCCTTGCGTAGATGATATCTTTTTTCTTCATCGCTGGGGAGGCGCTGATAGTCTGGGCTATTAATATAAGAAGCAATCTCTCTATTCACATACTCCCCCATGATCTTCTTCGCTTCATTAGTGAGTTCAGGATCAAATTCAATTTTTGTAGGGGCGATCTGTCTATAAGGTATACGAAGCCTGTCAAACTCTAGCTCTGCCACGTTACGTGCTTCTTGAAAAGAAAGTCCAGTAACTTGTCGTAATATGGGGGAAGCATAGCGAAGTCCACCTACACGAGTAGGACTCTCACGACGCGCTTCGTCCTCACGGACTTCCTCTGGGAATGATTTAAGCCCCATTGAAACCATGTGTTCAAACCAGTTGACTCGCTCGTTGTCAGGTATAATTCTGTAATCTGGCGATATTGTTGCTGCAATGTCTTTAAACAAACCTGCACCCACAGTAAATCCATTGATAACATTTCCAGCAGCCTCTGCCAAAGCACGACTTACCTTTTCTGGTGACTCTAAATCTTTGGCTGTAAGAGTGCGAAGAATACGATCTGCATTTTCAAGACCTGAATTTGGCCTAAATTGTCCACCAGTTATTGCTTTAGCAACATCACGAGTAAATGTTTCTGTGGGTATATCTCTTTTGGTTCTATAGATGAAGTCAGCCAAAAGAGCATAAACAGAGAAGGGACCAATAGCAGCTTCTGCATTAACCATCTCTCTGCTTGTCGGGTCTTTATACTCAAACGCTCCTGTTGTTTCGTCTCCAAATTGTTGACGAGCCATCATAAATGCGCCTAGTGTTGCTGTACCTGCAAATTGTTTTCCTATTTTATTAGAAATTGTATTAAGTGTAGTTTCTGTGACGTTGGGTTTATCTAATATTCCTAGACCAAAATCTTGCCACCCAAGAATGGGTAAATATTCATAAGCAAACTTGGCTTGATTTACAATATACTTACCAAAAGGTATAAACAAACTACCTGGCACAGATTGGCTTAAACGAATAACACCATTGGCAAGATAACCAAATCCTGGGTCACGTTCCCAATCGCCACGTTGATACGTAAACTCAATAGCTTTATCCATTGCTCGTCCAATCATCTCATCAGGGACAGAGCTAAGTTTTGTTTCATTGATAACAGCTGAAACATTGGGCGTTGACATGCTAAAAATTTCTGGCTCTTTCGTAGCCAAAGAAAGATTTCTTTGTGCGGCGTCTTCAGCACCCATTGTAGCCAATTCTTTTTCTAGTTCGCGGGTAAAAATAGCCCTCTTAAACATGTTGTCGCTTAACGTGTTAAGAGTATTAAGAGTTCTTGCAGCACCAAGCAAACCGCTAGTCGAGTCAAGATTTTCCCCCAAGTCTCCTAAATCGCGAAACAATTTTTTGTGTAGGTGACTCTTACCAAATAGGTCGTTAGAAATAAGCTCTCTTAATACGATGGCATCACGAGACTGTGACAGAAATGAAAGGTCTTTAAGAAGTAGAGATTGAAATCCCGTGCGAAGTTGGGCTTGTCCAAGACGAACAGCCCGTTCACCCTCCTCTTTCAATGCTTCATCTGTAACATCTGAGGCTAATCTCATTTTACCGCCTACTAAATTGGAGACACCAGCACCAAGATTATCAAGAGCGTAAATGTAATTTCTGAGATAACCACTGGTTGTGTTTCGCACGGTGGTCGCCACGTTCACTGTCATCAAGCCTACACGGGCAGATGCAAGGTTTTCAAGGAAGGTGCGCTTTCTTGTGCCAGCATTTACTGTTCCGGTTTTTTCTTCAATTTCTTTTCTGGCTCTGACACTTTTGTACTCTCCGGCCTTCTTTAACTCCAGATCAAATGCGTCAAGTTTTTGCATGAAGGCACCCTGCTTTCGCCTTGAGGCAGCACTTATTGTTCCCAACAAGCTTCCCGCCTCTGAAGCACCAACACCTAAAAGTTCTGACGCCTCTGCAATAGAGAGCATTTCTATCTCTGCTTCTCCAATGCCGTATTTATTTAGAATTTTTAAAAATTCCTCTTGAGACAGAACATTTGGATCACTGAGTCCGCGCACAAGACGAGATGTAAATCTTTCTTGCAAGTCTTCTTCACTACCGGCTACAATGTTTTTAGCACGTGGTCCTACGCGCATGACTATCTCTGCACCAGCAGAAGCAATATTCATTTTAAATTTTTCGTCAAACGTGGCTAAAGTTTGTGCATCTGTTTCAAGCAGGGATTCTTTAAGTCTCTTACCTTTTTCTAGCTGTTCACCTATTGTTTCTTCTAGTGAAAGCCTCTTTGCCATATTTTTAGTAATGTCACGTCGCATACGCCGTTTATTTTTTACCGCCTCAGTTCCCTCACCAATTTTTAAAGATGGCGCAGTAACATCATCGTATACTTTATTTACTTTATCAATAATAGTGTCACGAGATTTTTTAAGAACTTTTGTAGCCTCGTAATGATCCATAAACTTTTTTGTGCCAGCAACAGTCCCAAGCAAACCACCAGGTACTGCACTCGCTGCACCACCAATTAAGACATCACTAAAATCAATATTTTCTTTAATATCTGTTTCGCGACGAGTTTCTTCTTGCGCCAAAACAGCCCCAGCACCTATGGTTCCTTCAACTCCAGCAGCACCAAGACCAGCACGTAAACCACCTCCTCGTATTGCAGGAGCTAGTGCCATCGCTTTCTGTGCCAACTTTGCCTCTTGTACAACGCCATCAACCACTACGCCTTTACGGCCTGAACCTTTAAGTCCGACGATGGATGTAGGTTTCTTACCTTGTTTAAGTGCATTACGTTTCAAGACTTCACGAATACCAATCTTGACACCTTGATTTGCAGCTAAAGCGCCAGCCTTACCGGCACCAAAGCTAATAAGTCCAGCGTAAGTTGACGGTGCTGTAAATATACCAGCAGCATAATCGCCCAAAGCCTTGAACCCAAAGTCGCTGTCCATGTTGTCATAGGCATCCATAAGACGCCCCATACGCTCCTTGCCCTCTTCGTCTGAGTTTTGTGCATGGATCATGTCACGAATAGCGGTAGCCTCGTTTACATTTTGACTACGAAAATGGGACATAAAGGCATCGTAAACTTCCTCATCGTCAAGCAAGTCTTCGGCTTTATATCCCCGTCTGTCAATTAAAAAACTTATTGCGTCGTCAATGAACAATTCATTTTTCAGCAATGTTTCTTTATTGAGATTTTCTTTATCTTCATCATATGTCATTATGGTTGCCCAGCTAACAATTCCTCTGCTATTCTAATGGCCTTATCACGTTCCGTGGCAGGAATGCTTTGTTCATTCATAATTTTACGGATCAACGCAGCTTTTAGTTTTTCTTGTTTGGCTAAGTCGTTTCCTGAAGCTCTATGTTGACTAACTATTTCTGCTTCGCTTAAAGCCGAAACTGGTCTAGTATCAATCACAGTTCTATCGCCACCGTTTTGTTCAATGCTTGCAGAAGCAGGAGTAAACAGTGCTACGTCAGATGTAACAAGAGTTTTTGTTTCAGGGTCAAACGCTATGGAACGCCCCGCTTGAATAGCCGTTAAAATGTCTGCTAAAGCCTCTTCTTTTTTAGCACCTGCATCAATGGCTTTGTTCAAATCTACATTAAGTTGACCAGCGACTCTAGCAAGGTTTCCTGCATTTTCTCTATCCATACCCTCTGTTGTGTAAACACCGCCAGAGAACCTACCTCCCAAGCCATACGCCTCGCCTATCAGACCTGAGAAGAAATTAATGTTGGCTCTTTCAGTTGCGACAGACCCCTTACTTTCACCAAAAATATTAGAGATGGTGTCAGCACGAGTCAGCAATTTTAGTGAGTCTTGTTTCATTGCTTCCGCAGCTTCAGGATTTGTTGCAGATAATTTTTCCGCTTCCTCTAATCTTTGCTTTGCAATATATTGAATCCTAGCAGCTTCTCTTAATGGATCACTAAGAGTGCCTCTTAAAATTGGGTCCATGCCTTTAGCTGTGGGAAGTGTATCTAAACCAATCTCTGTTCTGTCTGTTCCAAGACCAATCTCTTTAGCAGCGTTGTCATAATTTTTTTGCACATCTCGTGAAAGGTCAGCACCAAATAGGCCCATTATACCTGGAGCTTCCATACCCTCTGTGGCCTTTGAAATATCGCCTATGGGACGTGTAGAAAACTTTGCGAGATCAGATAATGTGGTATTAAAATCTGGGTTTTTCTCAAGCCGAAGAAGCGCAGTCTCACTGCTTCCATGAAAACCAGAGTCTGCTAGTGCGCGAAGATTTTTTACTTCGTCCTCTGCGCCGTCAATTCCGTATGTTGATACCAAATACGCAAGACCCTCTACACCAGCATCTCCCATTTGACCTTTCATAGCCTGTAACTTTTTGAGATTTTGTTGGTATTCAGCCGTAAATCGCTCCTCTTCCGCTACACGTTTGCGAAGCTGATAATCGGCAATACGGTCCACACGATCTGCATATCTGTCAACGCTTTTTTCAACGCCTTTGGCAATACTCCCTGCAAGCCCTGCCTTAAAACCCGAAAGTTCAGCAGGGCTGTCTAAACCAAAAACACCACCAATACCTTTAATAAGACCACCCAGCATTACGACCTCCTCGCCATCAGACCCATAGGCTGTTCAGCAGGCTGTTCTGCTTCAGGCATAGGCTCTTCAATTGGTGCTTCAGGTTCCATAGTCATCTGATCAACAGGTGGGTTATCTTCTTCTTGTTTTTCTTTTGCCTCTTCTTCACGAAGCTCATTAAGCGCACGAACAATCATACTAGAGCGTGGTGCCTTTTTATCTTCTTCCATACCTGTTGTATACTTAACATTGGCACTGTCGCCAATAAAACGCATCATCTCCACAAGAACAGGCAAGATAAGGACACCCACATCCGCGCTGTGTTTGCCCTCCATAGTCCCTGTCATCTGCATTGTGTTTGCAAGGGTAACCAAAGGCACCCCCATCTCCATAATGTCAAGAAGCTGATCAGAGAAAGCATCATCTGCCATCTGCGGGATATAATAATCCAACGCCTCTTCAACAGTTGTGTATTGAGGGGGGCTTTGCCACGGGCGACTGCCTAGTTCAGCAGTCATTGCTTGGCCGGGAATCGGCGTGTCGAAGCTAGGACTTTCCACCATTTAACTCCATGCGTTTGTTACGAAGTGTTTGAAAATATTTTGCCACGCGATATGCTGGATTTTCTGCCAGAGAGTCTTCATTATTCATAGGCTTGCCCATCTTAGTGGGCGCAAGAAGACCTGTAGATGGTGCAGCAGAAGCCTGTTGCAATTGATCCATGTTCTGAATCATGTTTTCCATTTGAGTGTACGTACGCTTTGCAACATTAGTTTCCATTTTTTACTACCCTATCCATCATTTTACGAATTACAAACTTGAGTGCTGGCTTGTTGCGAATAAAGGTAGCAACGCGCTCACCATATTTAGCATACAGGTTAAAGAACCATTTAGGAGCTTTAGTAAACATCCACTCACGGAAAGTAAGCCAGTCAGGATTAGCCGGACCATATACTTCACGAGCAACCCAGCAAAACTTAGCTGTGATAAACGCAGTACCCAACGAACCAAGCAGACTACCAATTGCACTACCTGCCGCGCTACCTGCTTCAATGTTTGTGCGTTCAATTGCCTTGTCCTGCCGAAGCTGTTCAAGAGCAATTTGGTTATAGCGATCAAGCTGTGACTCTGCTGAAGTCCATGCCCATTCCATCGTGTCACTATAGTGGTTCCATAGATTATTGTATGCGTCGTTAGAAATGTCAAGAACAGCAGCAGCATTTAATTCGTTTGCACGATTAACTGCCGCAGTGTTGGCAGTGGCAATCTGACGCCGCCACTGTGCGTTGTTTTGTGCGATAGCAATCTTATTTGTTGAATTAAACTGATCACGCTGTGCATCAACTTCACGATTAAACTTTGCCATAGCGTTCTTTTGACCTGCATTGAACTGACGTTGAGCGTTTGTCTGTGACGCATTGTACTGGCTAACTTGTGTCTGCATGTTTGCAAAGAATTGGTTAAGTTGATTTTCACTAGTAGCATTAAACTGCCTACGAGCATTTTCTGCAGCCGAATCATTGAAGATGGACTGAATACGCTGTTGTGACTTGAACATCTCAACTTGTTGTTGGTTGTTGAGATTAGCCATGTCAACCTGCAGGAAGTTCTGCGCGTTCTGTACAGCGGCCTGTTGGCGATTGTTAAGGTTTGCTCTATCAAGATCAGCAAGTGCAGCAGCCTCTGCCATTACAAGAGCCTGTGCGTTTGACAGGTTTTGCAAATTCATCGTGTTAGCGGCGCGACTATTCTCAAGCTGTACTTGTTGTTCAGCCGTGAAGTTCTGATTAGCAATTTCACCAATACGAGTGGAGTTGAATACACGAGCCTGGAACTCTTGGTCAAACTCTTGACCAATAAAAATGGCGCGTTGTTCTGCAGCCAGCATTGCACGTTGTTGCCGGTTAGAAAGGTTCTGTTGCTCAAAGGTAGCAAATCGTGCCGCATCTGCTTGTGCAATCGGAATGGCAGACTCCATTGCAGCTTGAACGATAGCCTGACCAGCCATAGAGGACGCACCCAGACCACGGGACGCCATAGCTTGTGTTGCCGCTCGCATTGCACCCGCAGCCCAGACAGGTGTTTCACCACCCTCAAAGTCCGTCATTAATTCGTCAAGCTGACCACGAACTGTAGCCTTCTTTGACGGGGTTGCCTCTGCGGCTTGAATTGTTTCGGAAAACTTAGCAGCTTTCTCTGCATTAAAAGCGGCGCTAACTATTTCACCGTCTTGGAGTTCTCTAGTAACCTCATTCTGTGCTTTGATAGCAGTTCCGGTTTCTGCTTCCATGTCAGAGACAGCAGATTCAAATTGCTCTTCTGCTTCTATCTCTGCAATTTGATCTTTCTTTATTGTTTGTGCCGCTGTTTCGTCGGCTACTTCTTTGACATCTTCTGCCGTTTCTTGGACGGCTGCTACTTTTGAGAGTTGTGGTTTTGTACCTGCAGTGGCTTTTTCAACAGCGGTTTGTGTGTCTGCGGTTATATCAGTATACTCGTCAATTTGACCAGTCTCTGTATCAACATCCTGATCATCCTTTGGAATAATTTGTGCGGCTTTGACAACGGCCTCTTTAGGTAGTCGTGGATCGGATAGCCTTTGAGCGGATACATCTGCAATGGTTGGATCACGAGTTACGTCTTTAGTACGCGGATCAGGAATTGTAAAGTCTTTATAAGTAGCTTCAGCTTTGCCTACTTCTTTTGCACCCTCTGGAATATCTTGTTGAGCTTTACCGCGTACGAATTGGACTTTAGTTTTTGTACCGTCCTTTTCAAAAGTACGTGTGACCGTACCGGCCATTGCGCTACGATACTCGTCCTCTGTCCCATAAAGATTACCATATTCATCTTCAAATTTTGTTTCTGTAACTTGCGCGTAGCCTTTTGTGGGATCAAGTGTTTTAGGATTTACCTGTGTTACCTTACCTGTAGTTGTGCCGCCTTTTTGCATACGCACAACGCCACCCTTTGCCATTTGAATGGCAGCATTTCTAAACTGATCCATACGCGCCTGACGTGCAGGGTCTTGTTCAATGAAGTTTTGAAACTCCCCCATGTTGCCAGTATAGCCCATGCTTTTGGCGATTTTATTCATCGCTTCTGGTTTAAATGCTTTGAATACAGCCATACTAGTTCATTCCCATAAATACTGTGACCACCATTGCAACCACAAGCAGTGTGCTACCCATAATCATTGCTTCCAAACGCCACATGCGTTTGTCTAGCGCATCCAACTTGCCGTGAACCAACTCACGAAACATGGCGCACTCTTTCTCATGTGCTTCTAATTGCAATTGAGTTTTAAGTTCCTGTTCCATGCGTGGTTCCACGGTAAGTTTCATTAAGATGCTTTGTAGGCTTTGCCGTCAGTAATTGCTTTGGTTGTAGCCGCCATGTCTTCAGAACCCCAATCGGTCTTTGCCTTCATCAGTTCCAAGTGTTCAACATTGCGGTCAACACAAGCCTGACGTTCAGCGGCGTCTTCGTTTGCCATCTGAGAGCCAGCGATTACAGCGTTGATAAGGTCAACGGAGTGGCCCATCGCTGTGTAGTCTTGTGCTTTTTCTTCTGTAGTTCGTGCCATTAGTTTTCTCCTATCTTGGCTTCTAGTTCAGCTACTTTAGCTGACAATTCTTTTACGGCATTTACCAAATACCAAGTCATGTTGTCCGGGTCTACGGACATACACCCAGTGCTTTCTGTCTTCACCATATCTGGCAGCACTGTCTGAATTTCTTGAGCGATTACACCAAGCTGTGTGCCTTGCTTGTCGATGGCACAGGTGTCTGGCAGTTCCATAATTTCGTCAGCGGTGCGGTACTCAAAGTTTTTGACCTGCACTTGCATGATTTCTGCAAGGCCGGTGTTGTTGTCTTCAATATTCTTTTTGATGCGGCGGTCAGAAGTGGTTGACCAAGAGGAGGAGTTGTTACCTTGATATACGCCGCCGCTAGTGGGGTTAATAAAACCTGTGTTATTGCCCTTTGAAGCAGAGCCGGGAGTACCAACAACAATGGAATCACGCCTTGCAGCATCACCGGGATTTACTCGGTCGCCAATAAAAACATTTGAATAGCCAGTTGTGACAGCCGTCCCACTAGTACCCGCTTCCCTGCCTATACATATATTATTATTACCTGTGGTAACAGTTGCCCCTGCAAAAGAACCTACCATAGTGTTTTGCACACCTGTGGTGACAGCTTGTCCCGCTCTTTCACCAAAAGCAGTAAGAGAACCCCCTGATGTTAGGGCTGTGCCAGCATTTATCCCCACACAAGTATTTTCTGCACCACTGGTACACGCATCAAGGGCATATGCACCAACTACCGTGTTGCTGCCACCGCTAGTCATAGCACCACCGGCACCATAGCCCACAGCCGTGATGTTACTGGCGTCAGTAATTGCAGTCAGCGCACCTCTGCCAACAGCCACATTGTTTGACCCCGTAGTAAGTGAGTCAGCCGCTGTGGAGCCAACGGCGACATTACTAGCCCCTGTTGTGGTTGCTTGCAGTGCGTTATAACCCAAAGCGGTATTTTCAGAGCCAGTTGTATTTGAATATAATGCTTGATTTCCTACGGCAGTGTTTAAAGTTGCTGTTGTTGTCTGATGACCGGTATTATGGCCTACATATACTAACTGTGTAGCCCCACTTCCGTTTGCAGTGTATCCAGCAGCGTTTCCTATAAATACGTTGTAACTACTTTCTGTGTTCGTGTAACCTGCGGTATTACCTACGCATGTGTTGTAACCGCCTGTGGTATTAGAGTAAAGAGCGTTGTCACCAATTGCAGTATTGTAACTACCTGTGGTATTAGAAAAGAGAGGGCGGTAACGTCCAAGAGCGGTGTTAGCAACTCCTGTAGTATTGTTATATCCAGCTTGATAGCCAACAGCCGCAATATTTCCTGTGGTATTGCTGTAGGCAGCATAAGTACCTACACCGGTCATATAAGTACCGGTTGTATTACTATTTGCAGATGCATAGCCTACAGCAAGATTGTAGCTTCCTGTTGTGTTGTTTTGCAAAGAATCTCTACCAACTGCCGTACTGTAGGATGCAGTTGTATTGGAGGTAAGCGTGTTCACACCAAAACCGGTGTTATTTGACCCAGTAGTGTTAGCGTCGAGGGACTGCATACCGACGGCAGTGTTTCCTGCACCGGTAGTATTTGCTCCAAGTGCAGCATAACCCACTGCCGTATTAATAGATGCTGTGGTATTGGCATCTAGCGCAACAGAACCGATAGCCACGTTTTGTGCGCCTGTAGAATTAGAAGCAAGCGTATTATAACCCAGTGCAGTGTTGTGATTTGCAGTAGTGTTCGCACTAAGTGAATTATGTCCTACTGAACTATTATAATTTCCTGTGGTGTTTGCGTCTAATGATTGTGACCCAACTGCCGCGTTCTCTGTGCCGGTGGTGTTCGCAGACAGCGAATCTGACCCGACAGCCGTGTTGTTATTTCCGCTAAGTGAGCCATCATCAAGTGCTTGATTACCTAGCGCCACATTGCCTGTTCCTGTCGGATAATTACCATCCAACTTAATGCTACCACCATCAAACG